GATTGGTCATGAGAAGTTATTAAACAGTCTTGCAATGAAGGCTGGAAAAAATCCATATAGAATTTTCTTATCACAGTCTGAGGACCCTAAAAAGAATCCACTTCCATATCAAATGAAAATTAAGAGTGCGAGAAAAATGTTTCCAAAACATGCTCGCATGATTATGCTTAATAAAAAGATTAAGAATGTGTTTGATATTGCAGTATCGTTATATAATGAAGGATTCAAAAACGTAGTAATGGTGGTAGGTTCAGATAGAGTTCGTGAATTTGATGTATTATTAAATAAGTACAATGGCAAAAAAGGTAAACACGGACTCTATAACTTTCAAAGAATAAACGTAGCATCAGCAGGAGCGAGAGATCCAGATGCTGACGATGTTTCAGGTATGTCAGCTTCAAAAATGAGAGCTGCAGCTTCATCAAATGATTTTACACAATTTTCTCAAGGTTTACCTAAAAATGTAGCTAATGCAGAAGCAAAGAAAATTTTCAATGCTGTTCGTAAAGGCATGGGATTAAAAGAAGAGAATGAATTTAAAAGACATGTTCAACTTGAGCCCGTATCAGAAATTAGAGAAAACTATGTTAACGGTATGCTCTACAACATCGGAGATACAGTTATCAACAAAGATACTGGAGAAATCTCAGAGATTAAAAGACTCGGAGCCAACTACGTTATCATCGAAGGTAGTGGCAATACATATCGCAAATGGTTAACAGATATTGAGCATCTTAAAGAAGAAATTCCGGTGGCTTCATTTTCTGTGGCAAAAGAAGGTCTTTCTGAAGGTGCAGCATATTATAAAGGTTTGTCAAAATCAACTTCAACCGCAAGAAAAGCTCATTTCAAAAAAGGAGCATCGATGGATGATGACAACCCAGCAGCATATAAGCCAGCGCCTGGAGATGCAAGAGCTAAAACAAAACCTTCGAAGCACACAAAAAGATTTAAGCAAATGTTTGGTGAACAAGACACCCAAGTTGACATTGCGAAAAAAAGAATTGATCGTGAGAAAGAATCAGATGCGAAAAGACATGATCGCATGATGGATCGAGCAAGAATGCGAGATGTTAAAAAAGTAAATAGGACAGCAAATCCATGATGAAATTTAAAGCGTATATTGCAGAAGATGCAACGGCAGCATTAAAGAAAAAAGCAGAGAAATCGGGTATGAAACTGAGTACTTTGCGTAAAGTATATAATCGAGGTGTTGCAGCTTGGAGAACTGGTCACCGACCAGGAACCACTCCTCAACAATGGGGAATGGCAAGAGTCAATGCGTTTGCTACAAAAGGAAAAGGCACATATGGTGGTGCCGATAAAGATTTAGCGGGGAAAGCATAATGCCATTAAAAGTATCAGACGGTATGGGTGCATGGATTGATGATTTTAAAAAATCAGATGCCCCGCAATTTAAAGATAAAGATGCAAAAGAACGTCGTGATATGGCGATTGCTGCTTATATGAAAGCGAAGAATGAATCAGTTGATGAAGCAATCGATATGTCAAAAGTCGGTACCAAAGCTACTATTATGCATCCTGTTACTCGCGTTTCGAAAAAAGTTGATAAGAAAGACGTGAAAAAACATGTTGATGCTGGTTGGTTACACATGGGCCCAAAACGCAATCGTGTAACAAAAGGACCATATAAAGTAAAAGAAAGTACAACTCCTACTAGAACTGCTAGCCAATTGGCAACAAGAGATACAAATAGAAGATTTGATAGAGCTAAAAAAGCTGCTAAAAAAGATGATAAAAATTCACAGTATCGTACATCCAAATCTGGTAATGTATTTATCGGATTAAAAAAAGAAGGTGTAGATGAAGTTCTTGATACACCAAAGGCAATGCAATCATATAAAGATAAAGCAAAGTATAGTAAAGATCGTGCCACAAATTCTGCAGTTGCAAATATTTTAAGAAAAACTGATCATTCAGCAGATCTTAAAACTCGGGCAAAACGTGTAAAAGGTTTGGGTATGGCAGATCGTAATGCTGTACGAAAGTTTCGTAAAACAAATGAATCTGTAGATCTTAATGAAGAGATGACATTTAGAGTTGATATCGAAGGATTACCAGCAATGTTTATGCAAGCTGCTGGACCAGGTGCATTAAAACAAGAACTTCGTAAGATCGTAAAACAGCCATCGATGATTCGAGACGTGAAGCGTGTAACTGATGCTGTAGTAAAAAGAACGTTTCGTTTGAAAGCTCAAGGACGAGACGATGATAGCGATGGCGAGATTGATGAACGTACAGATCAATGGTACGATGATCAACCAGAATGGGGCACAGACCTTTCAACTATCAGAGCACGAAAGAAAACTCCGGGGCAGTAAGATGAAATTTAAAGAATACAGAGCAGAAGAAATTGACGACTACTGTGAAGCATGTGATTTATATGAAGATTTAGAAATCACGGAAGCCGAGTATCAGGGTAAAAAAGTTACGTTAAATAACCCAACTCGTGGTGGTAGTAAGAAGTTTTATGTTTATGTTAAAAACGATAAAGGTAATGTCGTAAAGGTATCTTTTGGCGATCCGAATATGGAAATCAAGAGAGATGATCCAGCGAGACGTAAATCATTTAGAGCGCGTCATAACTGTGAGAATCCAGGACCAAAATGGAAAGCACGATATTGGTCTTGTTATCAATGGCGATCAGGAGCAAAGGTAGACAATTAATGGAAAATATGAAACTCCCAATAGCCCTAGTTATTGCAATGGTTCTTCAGATTTCTGGAGGAGTTTGGTGGGTTTCACAACAAGCAGCTACGATTCAATCGCTTGAAGCTACAGTATCTGAAATGAGTTCAAGAATGGCTATTGAAGATGCAGTTAATCTTCGTAGAGATGTAACAGAGCATGGAACAAATATTGATGAATTGTGGGAAGAAACAGAATATCTATGGGAATCAATGGATTCATTTGATCTTATGTTAAGAGAACAAATAAAAATAAAAGCCAGAATCTCTGTGATTGAAAAGCAATTCGAGTTTGTTGATAGAGATCACATGAAAATGATGGAAAACAAATGATAGATATTGCACAAAATTTTTGGAGAAAGTTTACTGAAGCTTGGATTCCATGTATGGCTTGTATGGTTCAAGGTAACTTAGCAGCATTGACTTGGTATCATGCAGGTATTGCAGCTAAGGTTGGTATTTTAACTGGTATTGCCTTTGTTATTACTACTTTGATTCGGCAATCCAATAATAAATGGTTAAACGCTGCATTGACTGGCATTTTAACTATGTTAGCAGATTGGACCATTCATCCAACTCATTTTAGTGAGTGGTGGGCTGAAGGTGCGATTACAGGTATGGGTGCTGCTTTATTGGCAGTTATAGTTAGTACTTATATTTGGAAAAAAGAAAAGTGAAACTGGAGCAACATATGGCAACGACAACAGAAGCTCGTTTAGAAAGAATCGAGGATAAACTTGATCAATTAACTGATGCAATGGTGTCATTGGCCCGTGCTGAAGAGAAGATAAATAATTTACAAGACGATCATAATAAACAATATGATCGTATTAATAAATTATCTGTAAAGATAGATCAAATTGAAAGAGTTTGTCTTGAAAATCAAAAGACCGTACAGGTCATACAGAAACTATTTTGGATTGCGGTTGTAGCGGCCGCCGGTGCAATTGGCACTAATATCTACATGTAAAGGGAAACAAATGAAAAGATTTAGCGAAATTTCAAAAGGATTAGCTGGTAGATATTTAAAAAAAGTGCCAGCATCCTCAGCAGATGCAGCAGATAAAGTTGCAAGATCTTCTGGAAAATACGGAGACAAAGATCAACAGAAAAAAGGTATTAAAAACTTTGTTAACAGAAACAAAGGCACGGCAATGGCAGTTGATAAGTTGACTGGTAAAGCAAAAGTACCTGCAAAAGAAGCAGTTGAAGAAGGTAAAGCATATGGACCAACTGGTGTAAGCTATTACGTACCATCAGGTCATAAGGATGAAGTAGATCCAAAAACTGGAAAGAAATATCCTGAAAGACAAAAACCTGATTATAAAGCTCCGACAAACGAAGATAATCAAAAACACATCGATAATTTAAAAGATGTGATTGCTCGTCATCAAAAAGCTCATGACCATCATCAACAAATGGGCAAAGAAGCAGATAATCGTGGCGATGCAGTGAAACATATGAATTCACAACAAACGCATGCTAAAGCATTGAAGCATGCGAAAGAAAAATTGGCCAAACTTCAAAATGAGGAAACAAATATGGAAGAGAAAACATTGTCCCAAAAGGACATTCAGAAGGGATTGGCCAAGGCGGCTCGTACAGCCAAACCTAAAGATCAAGTAACTTTACCAAAGGCACCTTGGGATAAAGAAAAGAAAAATGAAGCAGTAGAAAAAGAAGAGTTAAAAGGTGCACAACATAAACTCGACCATGACAAAGATGGTAAGATTACTGCAAATGACTTTAAAGGTCTTCGTAATAAGAAAAAAGAAAAACAAGAAACTGGCACTGTAAATCCAAAATTGGATGGTGGCAAATCAAAGGCAAGTGAAATGGAACAAAAAGAATCTACAATTCGTTCTCGTCTATTGTCTATCTTCGAAAAAGCGGATGCTCATACAAAAGGTGCTACACCTTCTGAGCCACATGGACAGTATGACTCTCCTGGTGGAAAGAAAATGAAACAAGATATGAAGGCTGATGGAAATCCAGAAGTAGGCATTAATGGTAAAGACGTAGAAGAACTTGGACATGATGATGCATCTAAAGCTGGTCGCGCTGGACCAAATGCAGCAAAACGTCCAAATGACGCAAAAGTTGGTGATAAACAAATCATCAATCGA